GCATTTGGAACACTTAATCCTTATACAGATAGACCATACAAGAAAAACAAAATATCTAATATCAAATGGGTAAATGATCCAAATGGATATATTAAAATATATAAAGTTCCAAATACACCACATATTACGAAGTATGGTATAGGTGGAGACACTGCAGGAGATGGTTCTGATTTCTTTACAGGACATGTTTTAGATGCAAAAACTGGAGAACAAGTTGCAGTATTGAAGCATCAAATGGATGCAGATTTGTATTCTAAACAAATGTACTGTTTAGGAATGTATTATAAGCAAGCACTTATTGGCATTGAAAGTAATTTTGATAGTTTCCCTATTAAGGAGCTGCAAAGACTAGGATATCCAAACTTATACATAAGAGAACGTGAAGACAAATTCAGCGGAATAATGGAAAAATCTTATGGCTTTAGAACTACAAGCGTTACTAGACCAGTTATAATATCTAACCTTGTAAAAATAGTAAGAGATACAGTTGAACTTATAAATGATAGTGATACATTAAAAGAAATGCTAATGTTTGTAAAAAATGAAAATGGTAGAGCAGAAGCCCAAGAAGGAGAACATGATGACCTTGTAATGGGATTAGCTATAGCATACAGAATAATAGAACAGGTTGTATTTATGGAAGATGAAATTATAATTCAAAATGATACACAATTACAATTTCAAAGTGAAAATGAGGACTATAGTGATTATGGAGAAGATATTGAAATTATTTAATAAGGAGTTTGATTATGAAATTAATTGAAATTTTATTAATTATATTAACTATACAAATATCAAACATTTTTATGTTTGCATTTTTTATGTGTATTTTTAACAATAAAAAAATTGTTAATCCTGTAAAAGCATATCAGGAACACAAGAGACAAGAGGAAGACGATAGAGAGAATAGATTAAAAGAAAAGCAGATTTTAGAATCACTTGAGAATATAGATAGATTTGATGGAACATCACTTGGGCAAAAAGATATATCTACAGAGATTTAGGAGGTAGGAAATGGATTTAAAAGATGTGCAAGAAACCGATATTTGGGCATTATATCAACAAGGACAGGACTATATGAGATTAAAAAATATGTACACACAAACAGATTTGAATTTTAGAATGTTTGGAGGAGACCAAAACAAAGACCTTAAGATAACAGGAATTGAACCGATACAATTAAATTACATTAAACCTATCGTTCGTTACAAAGTTGGTGTAGTAATACAGTATTTGTGGGCTATAGTTTATTCAAGTGAAAACTTGGAAAATAATGAGTTTAAAGAAACTTCAGAAAAAGTTTGCAAATTGTTAAATCGTAAGGCTGCAAAAATCTGGGAAAAAGAAAACCTAGATAAGAAAATACAGAAGATTTGTAAAAATGCAGCAATAAACGGAGAATGTGTTTGTTATATTGATTATGACAAGAAAAAAGCTACTCCTAAAATAAAAATTCTTTCAAAAGTTGATGTTTACTATGGAAATGAAAACAATGATGAAATAGAAGAACAACCATATATACTTGTAAAACAAAGAGTATCTGTAATTGAGGCAAGACAAATTGCTATAGATTGTGGAATAAGTGAAGAATCAGCAAACTTGATTATGGGTGATAATGAAACCTTTGAAGAAAGTGGAGAAGAATCTAAACTGGAAAAAGATGATATGGTAACAATTGTTACAAAGTTATATAAGAAAGACGGCAAAGTTCATTATGCAAAATCAACCAGATATGTAGAAATCAAGAAAGATACAAATACAGGGTTAAGTTATTATCCTGTAATTCATTTTATTTGGGAAGAAAAGGAAGGAAGTGCAAGAGGTCAAGGAGAAGTTGAACCCTTGATTCCAAACCAACTGGAAGTTAATAAAACTCTAATGAGGAGAGCATTGGTAGCAAAACTTACAGCCTATCCAACAAAAGCAGTTGCAATTGAAAAAATCCAAAACCCCAAAGATATGAATAAAGTTGGTGCAATTATAAAAATTAAGGGTTCTGATGTACAAGATGTAAATAAGATATTTACAAATGTTAGTCCTGCTCAAATGAGTAGTGATGTACAAGCTCTAATGAATGATTTAATTAATGTATCAAGAGAACTAGCAAATGCTTCAGATGTTGCAAGTGGAAGTTTAAATAATAGCACTCTTCAAAATGCATCAGGAAGAGCGATTTTAGCTGTTCAACAAGCAGCTCAACAACCGTTAAAAGAGCAAAATGGTAATTTAAAATACTTCATCGAGTGTTTTGCTAGAGTTTTACTTGATCATATAAAAACTTATAACAGAGATGGTTTAACGCTTGAAGAGGAAATAACAGGTCCAACAGGAGAAACTACAGTAGCACTTGTCCCAGTAGAAGGAAGCATCCTAGAAAAATTACAAGCAGATGTGAAAGTTGATGTAACACCAAAGCGGTGCTTACGATAAATTTGCACAGGAACAAAGCCTTGAAAATCTTTTAAAAGGTGGATATTTCAGTGCACAAAGATTACAGGAATTAAAAGTTTATGTTGAAACACTAGATGATGATAGTGCAATGCCAAAACAAAAGTTGTTAAAAGCAATAAAGAAAATGGAAGAGGAACAAGCAAAAATAGCAGAGATAAATTCACAAGCTCAATTAATGAAACAAAAAGCAATGCAGTTTATTAATAATGATCCAGATGCACAGGCACAACAATTAAGTGAAAGTCAACAAATAGCTTAAAAGGGGGGTAAAAACAATGAATGATAGAGCAAAATTTGTAGAGGTAAGCAAAGAACAGCAAGATAGAATAGAACTAATTAGAAGTTCATTTTCTAATATGTATGATGTAATAGACCATAATTGCAAACCTAGCAGAGAAACATCACTCATACTAACAAAATTAGAAGAAGCTCAATTTTGGGCAATAAAAGGAATAACAAGGGAGGTTCAGTAATATGGGAAGCAAAGAATTTATTGAGAAGTGTAAAGAAATAGTAAAACAATATGCACTTGAACATTTAGACAAGAGTGATAATATTCCAGAGTTTGAGGTGTTTGATGTTTGGTATTGTAAAACATTACAAAACCATAAAGCATTATTAAGTACAACTCTATTCGATGGTATGTATTATGAATGCACATACAATGGAGATAAAAAAGAATTGTATTTCGACGCATATAAAAAATTTGAAAATAAATGTATCAAATTAGAGGAGGAGGAAAAATAAATGGAATTTAAAAAAGCATATGAAGCATTAAAACAAGGCCATAAAATAAAAAGAGAACATTGGAGAGGTTATTGGGTAAAAGAAAACGAAACAATAACAATGCATTGTAAAGATGGAAGTGTAATACCATTTTTAGAAACAGAAGATATATTTGTAGATTTAGATAATATAGTTGCTGATAATTGGGTTGTCTGTGATGATATTGATGAGTCTACATTAGATTTACAAACATTTACATTTGGAGAAGCAATTTCTAATTTAAAAAGAGGAAAAAGAGTACAAAGAAAAGGTTGGAATGGTAAAAATCAATACATAGAATTAGCAACTAATATTAGTTACAAAAACGTTAATGATGAAATAATAAATGCTGAACATGATGCAATAGGAAATAAAGCAATAGCATTTGTAGGAACATCAGGAGTTCAATTAGGTTGGTTGGCAAGTCAAGCTGATATGCTTGCAGAGGACTGGAAAATAGTTAATTAAATTAGTTTTCAACAGCTACTAACTATTCTTATAGTTAAAGGGTTGTGAAATATACAGCAGTTAAACGAAGGTTTGACTGCTATTTTTTAGTCCAAGCATTTATGACTTAAAACTGTATGGGTAAGTGAAGACAAACACTTATAAAAAAATGGGAGGGATTAATAATGGAAGATGAAAAAACAGAAAACCTAGTAGTTGAAGATACTACTGAAAATGTGGGAGAACAAGCCACAGAAGAAGTCGTTGAAGGTGAAAAAACCACCACTGAACCTATAGTAGAGGAAGAAAAGAAATACACTGAAGCTGAATTAGATGAGATTTTGGCTAGAAAAAAACGCAATATGGAAAGAAAGTTAAGAAGAGAATATGAAAAAAAATATTCTAATTATTCTGAACTTATGAATGTTGTGGGTGCTGGTCTTGGCACAAATGATATGCAAGAAGCTACTAAACAATTAAAAGAATACTATGAGGAGCAAGGGGTAAAAATACCTACTCAAAGTCAAAGAAATTTTACAGATAGAGAAGAACAAATATTAGCAAATGCTGATGCTGAGGATATTATAAACTCAGGATATGAAGACATAGTAGAAGAGGTAGATAGACTTACAAAAATAGGCCCTGAAAACATGACTCATAGAGAAAAACTTATTTTTAAAACTCTTGCAGAAAAAAGACAAGCAATAGAAAGTGAAAAGGAACTTTTAAGCATTGGAGCAGACAAGAAAGTTTTAGCAAGTGAAGAATATAAAAACTTCATTAAGGATAATGGACTTGAAACTGTTTCAGCAAAAAAAGCTTACGAATTATTTCGTAAAGTACAACCAAAACCACAAATTGAACAGGTTGGAGATTTAACTAATTCTAATCCAAAAAGAGATAAAGATTTTATTTCTGAAGCAGAATATGACAGAATGTCTCCTTCAGAAATAGAAAAGAATTTAGATTTAATTCGAAAATCTATGCCAAAGTGGTAGAATAAAGGAGGAATTAATATGGCAGGTAACTTTAAACCTGAATTTTGGTCAAAATATTGCCAAAGAGAATTAAAAAATGATTTATTGTTAGCAAATTGGTGTAATTACCAATTTAGTGAAGAGGCTAAACAAGGTGCTAGACTTAAAATAGTTGGTGCTGTGAGACCTACTATACAAACTTACATACCAGGAAAGGATTTAAATGTTGAGAATTTGGGTGATAATTCACAATATCTTGATATTGATCAATTCAAAGCCTTTGCATTTGAAGTTGATGATGTTGACAGAGCTCAAAGCAAACCTGGCTACCTAGAAACTCAATTTGATGAAGCAAAAGAAGCTTTAGCTGAAGATTACGATAAGTTCGTAGGAACTCTTGCAAAAGAAGCTCGTAAAGACATGAGATCTCAAAGTACAGATATATCTGCAGAATCTGATCCATTTGCAACTATTGATGCAGGACTAGTAAAACTATATAAAAATGGTGTAACTACAAAAACAGAATTAGCTGCTGACTTAAATGGAGAACATTTAACAGCTTGTAGAAAGAAACTACAAACAATATTTACAGATAATGTAGAATATATTAAAAGAGGTGCAGTTGGAAAATATAATAACTGCTACATGAGAATGTCTAATAATCTATATAATGATGGAACAGATGATTATGAAATGATTAGAACTAAAAAAGCTATGGCTTTAGCAAATGGAATTGATAAAGTTGAAAAAGCAAGAAAAGAAAAAGGTTTTGCTGACATCGTAAAAGGTTTACATGTTTACGGTGGTAAATTAGTAAGACCAAAAGAACTATATGTTATTTTAGCTCACTAAAATAAAGCTCCCTTATGGGAGCTAATTTTTATATAAGGAGGATTTTTAATATGGCAGTAAAAGAAATAAAACCAGTAAAAGTAAAATTTAATTCAATTGAAAAATTAACATTTGAGGCTGCAACAGCAGCTGCAGATGGTGTAAGTTTTAAAATACCAAACGACTTTGCAGGTTCTGAATATTTAACTATTATTGCACAAAATACAGGAGAGGCAGCTTATGATGTTTCTGTAAAAGCTCCAACAAAAGGAAGCTATGCAGCAGCAGATAGTAATTTAACTCTTGCAGATATACCGGCAGGAGGCATTGTAGCTATTAGAATTGAAAGTGCAAAATATGCAAATAATGATGGAACTATAGTAGTTGTTCCAGAAAATGTAGCTGTAAAAGTTGCTGTAATTTATTAAAAATAAGACATACCTTTAATGGTATGTCTTTTATCGTGCAAAAAGAGAAGAAGAGGTGCAATTCCTCAGTGCACGCAGGAGGTTAAAATGGATAAGTTAGAAAGTTTAGAAAAATATGTAATAACACCTAATGTTGGATTTTATGGTGGATATAAAAATAACGGCAAAGATATAGAATTATGCGATGACTTTGAAGAGGGTGAAGGATATAAAATACATATAGTAGATAAGATTATAAACAATATTTTAATAAAGGATGTTGAAAAAGAATATATTATGAGAAATGGAAGAAAAGTTTCTCAAAAGGAACATCAAGAAATAGAGTTGGAACCAGAACAATTACTTATATACATTGAAGGACAAGGTTTTGTAATAAGTGAATATATAATGCTTACAATCGATGAAGCAATTGAAAAATATAAATTGTTAAAATCTCCAGATAAGGAGTAAGGAGGATACTATGACTTTAGGGGATATGAAACAAAAGGTGTTTAGATTAATTGAAGAAATAAATACTGAAAATAAGAACTTAACAGATGACCCAGACTTTGCAAGTAAAATAAATGATGTAATAGACCAAATTCAACATGAATTAGCAAGAATAAAGAAAATTCCTGCCATAGAAATAGTAGAAGTAACAGAAAATTCAAAATTTGAACTGGAAGATTTAGATAACTTTTATCAATTGAATAAAATAAAGGGACTAAACTATGAAAGGTTTTGCAACATTATAGAATTTCAGGAATCAGGCGAAGCTATCGTTTATTATTACAGATATCCTAAAAAAATTAATCATTCAAGTCCAGACACTACAAAACTTGAAATTAGCGAAGATGCACTTGAAATAATGCCTTATGGAGTTGCAGCTGATTTATTAAAAAGTGATGTTTCAAATCAATATGGACAAATATATGCAAACCGATATACTGAACTAAAACAAGGATTAGATCCACGATTCGGTGAATCAAGCTGTTCAATAGAAGGTGGAATAGATTTTTAGGAGGAGACTATGTCAGAAGTAAGTGGAAGTTTAATTACTAGAGTTTATGGCAATTTCAGAGGAGTTGATTTTACCAAAAGTAATAATTCTTTAATGAGAAGCCCAGATGCACTCAATATGTGGAAAAATTATGGCAATGAATTAGGAAAAAACATTGAAACAAGACCTGGCTTAGAATTGTTTAAATTATTTGATTTAAATATTTTTAGTATAAATTTCTATACTATTTTAGATGTAAAACATATGATTATACATGCAGGAGTTTCTTTATATGATTACAACATGAAAACAAAAGTATTAACAAAAATAAAAGAAAATGGTTTGAATCCAAAAAAAAGTTGTGGCTTTGTTCATAATAACATTTTCTTTTTTAAAGATGGAATAAATTATCTAGAGTATAACGGACAAACAGTAAAAGATGTAACAGGATATATTCCTACTACAACAATATCGCGAGCACCTGGAGGAGGAGGAAAAACATTAGAAGATGTTAATTTGCTTACCGGGGAAAGAAAAAATACTTTTTGTGCAGATGGAAAAAGTACCCAATATTGTCTAGACACAACTGATTTAGATTCGGACTATACAGTCAAAGCCTGGGTGAATGATGTTGAGACAACAGATTTTTCTGTAGATAAGGTAAATGGTAAAATAACATTTAATACAGCTCCTGAAGAACCTGATTCTGTTGGGACAGATAATGTAATTATTCAATTTTCTAAAACAGTATCTGGGGAAAAAGAAAAAATATTAAAGTGCACTCTATTAGAATTATTTGATAATAGGGTATTCTTTAGTGGAAATCAAGATTACCCTAATACTATTTTTCACAGCTCTCTTAGAAATCCAAGATATGTAAGTGATTTAGATTTTTATAATGAAGGTCTTGATTTAAGTCCAATAACAGCAATGGTAAGTGGAAATAATGCATTATGGGTATTTAAGAAACCTTCTTCTGCAAATACTTCAATTTTTTATCATAATCCAGCCACAGATAGCGATTATGGAAAGCTATATCCTTCATCACACTCTAGTATTTCACTAGGATGTGTGGCTACAGGAATAAATTTTAATGATGATATTGTATTTTTTTCAGACAGAGGAATGGAAGCAATTACTGGAGATGTTACTACAGAACAAGTGGCATCACACAGGAGTAGTTTAGTGGATAATAAAATGCTCCAAGAGGAGAATTATGAGAATTTAATTTTGTGTGAACACAAAGGATATTTGTTAGTATTTGTTGATAATAAAGTTTATCTGGCCGATAGTAGATCAATGTTTACAAATAACACACACACTGAATATGAGTGGTTTTATTGGGAACTTGAAAAAACTATTACATTTGCAATAGAAAATGATGGTATTCTTTATGTGGGAACTAATGATGGAATTTATACTTTAACAGATTTTACGCAAGAACGCAATATTACATCATATTGGACAACACTTGAAGATGAGTTTAAATATCCACAGATGCAAAAAACTACAAATAAAAAAGGTTGTATTGTAAATATGTCTGGAGAGAGTATTTTGGTGTCTGTTAAAGTTGATAATAAAACTTTTGAAAATATAGATACATATAAAAATGTTAAAGGTTATATAGTGGCCAGAATTAAAAAGAAAAAATGGAAGAGTATTCAGATTAAATTGAGCGCTACAAAACCTTTTAGTGTTGAAAAACTGACATTAGAAAGTTATGTGGGAAGTTATGTGAAAAGGTAGGTAGAATATGGATAAGTATGCTGTTAATTATGAAGATGAACGTTTTAAAAATATAGAAAATGAAAAACAAGAACAATTAACAAAATCAGAAAACATGTATAATGATATGGTAAATAATTCGGATAAATATTATCAAAACCAGATAAATGCAACTAAAGATTATGCAAAAGAGCAGAAAGAAGCTCAGCAACAACAAACAGATTTTACGATTGATAAGATTAATCAAGAGAAAGAACAAACAAGAAAAGATTATGTAAAAGAGCAAAAAGGAGCATATTCTGACTGGCAAAAACAAAGTAATAACTATTCTGCAAATGCAGAAAATTTAGCAACAAATGGTTTATCTAATAGCGGGTATGCACAGAGTATGCAAGTTAGCATGTGGAATACATATCAAAACAGAAAAGCAAGTGCAATGGAAAGTTATAATAAGGCTGCGCTTAACTATGACAATGGAATTAAAGAAGCTCAACTTGCAAACAATAGTGCGTTAGCTCAAATTGCTTACAATGCTTTACAACAAGAGCTCGAATTGTCACTTCAAGGATTCCAATATAGAAATCAACTTTTACAACAAAAGCAAACACAATTACAGAATATAAATGATAATTATTATAATAGATATCAAAATGTATTAGCTCAAATAAATGCTGAAATTGAAAGACAACGTGCTCAAGACCAATGGAATGCAGAGTTTAAACAAAAACAAGAACAGTATGAAGAATCTAGAAAACAATGGAGAGAAGAATTTAATCAAAAAGAAAGGCAATATGCAATAGAAAATGCAAGAGCTGAAAGACAACTTGCTGCTGCACTTGCTAAAGAAGGTGATTATACTGTCGATTCAACGACAGATGGAGACATCAGTTCTAATAAGATATTAGGAGCTTTACGAGCAGGACTTATGGGGGCAAAAAATGCAACTAAAATTAACACTAACACAAAGTTAAGTAATAATGCTTCTACTTTATTGATGGTTACTAAGAGCTTAAGTGCACTGACTAAAAACACTACAAAAATCGAAAACTTGATAAGCAGTGCTTTAGCACAAGGAAGAATAACCAAAGACGAAGCAGCAACCATAGTTAACAAATTAAATGGATAAGGGGTGCTATTATGGCTCAATTTGATTTGGATAGAATATTTAATAATGCAGAAAATCAAAGCCAAAAGAAGAAAAAGAAATATGATATAGATAGAATTTTAAATAGTGCAGAAGATATTTCTACAAGAAATACAACAATGGGAACTATACCAGCAATAACAGGCAGTGCAATACAAGCAACTAACAAGATAATAGCACCTATGGCAAAAACAACTACAAACTTAACTGAAGCAGATTTAAGAAAAATAGAGCAAAACTCAGGTTTGAAAACAGGAACATTAAATCTAAACAAAATGCAAGCACAACAGCAAAAATTTGAGAATCTACAGCAAAAGGGAAATGAAATTTTGCAAGACAAAAATAATAAAATATATGATGTAGATTATATTTACTCTGATTTAGGCATAGATAATGGAAAGGTATTTAAGAAAAGTTCTGCATTTAAGGATGGATATGATTTTGGAGATATTACCAAAACTGTGTTAGACACAGGTGCTACTTTAGGAACTGAAGTAACAAAAGGGGTTGCAAATATAGGTGAAAATATAGGAGACTTAGCCTCTTATGGAATAGCAGGAGTGGCTGACCTTTTAGGAGAGGATGAATATGCCGACAAAGTGAGAAAAAATGCACAGGTAAGTTTAGTGGATAAATATACAAAACCATTGTCTTCTAAAATTGATAAAAATTCTATTTTGGGAAGCAAAGGCAAAGAGATGGCACAAAGTTTAGGATATGTTGCAGGAACAGCTGCTATAGGAACTGCAACAGGTGGAACCGCAGGAATATTGGGAAAAACAGCAGAAGGTGCAGCAAAGGCAGCTAATATTGCTACAACTGCAACAACCTTTGCAAGTTCAATGGGAAGTGGAATTACAGAAGCTTATCAAAATGGAGCAACAGACCAAGAAGCCCTTGCTTATGGAATAATCTCTGGTATTGGAGAAGCAGGCTCTGAATTAATGTTTGGTGGTTTAGGCAAAGTTTTTGGAAAAGTTGGATTTAATCCTACTGGAGGAGCTTTAGATGAAGTTGTTGTACAAGGGTTGAGTAGAAATATAAAAAACAAAATGGTAAAAACTTTAGTTCAATCTGGGTTAATGGCAACAGGAGAAGGTATTGAGGAAGTTGTTTCAGGAGTTGTTTCAGCTATAGGAAAAAAAGCAACATTTATGAAAGAAGAAGATTTGAAAAATATTCTTAAAGATGAAAATTTGGCAGAACAATTCTGGATGGGCACACTTACATCTGTGATAGCACAAGCACCAAGTACCATTTCTAGTATAAAAAATAAAACAGATTATTTAACAGGGGAAAAATGGGAAATAACTCAAAAAAATGAAACACCAGAATCGCCTCAAAACGTTCAAAACAATATAGAACAACAAACTATTCAAACAGATACTAAAACCGCTCAAAATCGAAATGTTCAAGAAACAAAGCCAAACGGTATAAATACACTAATTAAAGAGTTAGATTATTTTGAAACTGCTAAAAAATATAATATTGACACTAAAAATGATACAGTACAAAGTATAGCTAGAGTAACAAATGAAAGAGGAATAAAAGCTAGATATGATGCAGATGTTTTTAACGATAATAGTCAGAATGCGATTTGGAAAATTAGTAAAGACAACAATGGAAATACTACAAGGGAAGTTATAATTAATCCTAATGCAGACACAAAGAAAAGTTTAGAAAATATTGCTATTCATGAATTAACACACGATTTAGAAGGTACCGAACAGTATAATAAATTAAGAGATTTAATTTTGGAATACGATAAAACAAAATCAGGATATCAAGAGGCTAGACAGTCATTAGAAGAATTGTATTCTAATGTTTATGATAAAAACAGTGAAGAATTTAATACTTTGGTAGACAGCGAAGCTGTAGCTGATATTCTAGGAAGTAAATTAGGTAACCAAGAATTTGTAAATAATTTAACAATTAAAAATAAAAATTTGGGACAAAGAATATATAGTTGGGTAATAGATAAACTTAATCGATTAAATGCAAAATTGGGATATAAAAGTGAAAAGATTTATTGGACTGATGTAAAAAATAAATTTGAAAACGCATTTAAGCAAGAATATAATGGTTTAAATACAAACACAAACAGACTCTCAATAGCTGGAATACAAGGTATGAACAATGCAATTAAAGCTGATACATCTAATATATCTTTAGAAAGAATGTTTAACAAAGCTAAACAAATGGAAAAGCATGGCATTGACAATGAAACTATAAGACAACAAACTAATTGGTTTCAAGATAAAAATGGTAATTGGAAATTTGAATTTACAGATAAGAATATGACATTAAAAAACAATATAAAAATAGAAAAAAATTCTAGTCAACGTTTAGAAAGCATTCTAAAGCATGATACTTTGTTTATGGTGTATCCAGAATTAAAAGACATTAATGTTGAATTTTCAAACATGGGCGATATTAATGGCTCATATAATGCAAAAAATAATAGAATCTCGTTAAATAACAGTATGGTAAATAATAACAGAGCTATAGAAGGAACGCTAATTCATGAAATTCAGCATGCAATTCAAAACATAGAAAATTTTGAAAGAGGAGCAAAATCAAATAAAAGTAAACTAGCATATTATAATAGCTTAGGTGAAATAGAAGCAGCAGATACAAAAGAAAGATTTCTAAATGAAAAATACAAAAACAAAAATATATCTGGCATTGCTCCAGAAAGCTCTAAAGCTAATCCTAAACATAAAGAACTAAATAAATATTTGGAAAATAGAAATATTATTGACAAAGCAAAAGATAATATATATAATTACTTTAAGAAAAAAGGTGATTATAATGAAAATTTTGAATATTTTGAAAGAAATGAAAAACAAGATAATAAAGAAGATAGCAAATTGGTATCTGAAAGAAACAGAAGAAGTAGTGGATCCAATGGAGCCTTGGGAGATAGCACACTGGAAAATGGAAGAAAAATTGCAGAAAAAGTACAAGAAAATGAAACGAAAATATATTCAAAGGATAAAGAAATTAGAAAAACAACACAACAAAATGGAGAAAAAGATAATGGCAAAATATGGAATAATAGAGTAGATGGTAAAATACAAGAATCTGAAAATAATTCAGGTTCTTTTAATTTTGATAAAAATGTAAAAAGATATGAAGATTTACAAGAAGCTAAGGCTATAAAATTTAATAAAAAAACAGATGGAACAATAAATATTGAGATAACGAATGATAATGAATTAATAAATCAACTTTCTGTTGATTCAAAAGACAATGCTTTAAAACAGCTAGGGAGCGATATAGCAAATTATATATACGATAATGCTACTGAAGATAGTAAGACTATAAGATTAAAACAAACTAAAAACATAGAGGTTCATGATACATCCCATAAAGGGAAACAACTAGAAATAATAAAAAAGACAAATCCTATGTTAGATGATTATCATGTAGGTATAAGAAATGTTGAAGATATAAAAGCTTTTAATGAAGTGCTTAATGACGAGGACAGTTTTGTATGGGGGGACTTTACGAGAGAAGATGCTAAAAAAGCTCTAAAAGAAGGGAAAATAACTGTTTATAGTTCATATCCTATAAATCAAGGAACATTTGTATCAACATCAAAAATTCAAGCTGAACAATATGCAGGTGGAAAAGGTAATAAGATATATTCAAAAACAATTCCATTAGAAGAAGTGGCTTGGATTAATGGAGACGAAGGGCAATATGCTAATACTACAACTAGATACTCTAAAAACAATCAAACCTGGCAAGATTATTTAGAAAAAAATTATAAAACAGCAGGAACAAGAACAAACTTGGAAGATATTAAAATTAATAATAATATTGCACCTATAGGGAAAAATGTTAAGAGAGGTCCTTTAATTGAGGAAATTGCACCTAAGGCTACAACGCAAGTAAAAAATAGTTTTGATAAGAATGAGGATTTTAAAGTTCCTAAAGTTTTAAAAGATATTCCAAAAGATAAAAGTCCACTAAAGGTACTTAAAGATGAATTCATACAAGCAACCGTTAATAAAGGACACTATGTTGATCAGCTTGCTAAGCAGAAGAATAATCCGGAACTTACTTATAAGTATGATAGAAATCTGGGTGCATTTGCAGAGGGACAATTTACAATTGGAAGGGGACAAACAGATAATAATGGTAAGATTATAGGCAAGTCTGTTAAGGAAATATGGAAACCTGCAGAGAAGGCTAATTTAGTTAATGAATTTAGTGAATATTTGTTATACAAGCATAACGTTGATAGGATAAACCAAAATAATCCACTTTTGGGATATGAAATAAACGCACCACAGTCAGCTGAAATTGCTAAAAAATTGGAAACTAAATATCCACAATTTAAAGAATGGGCAAAGGATGTTTATACATATTATGATAATGAATTACAAAATTTTGTTGATGCAGGGCTTATAACTGAAGAATTTAAAAATCAGTTAAACGAAATGTATCCTCACTATGTGAAAATTTCAAGAAATATTGAAAATAATTTTAATGTAAAGAGTGATGAAAAGGTAGCAGGCGGAAAGAATCCAATTAAACGTGCTACAGGGGGAAATTCAGATATTTTACCATTAAAAGAAACTATGGCTTCTTACGCAATTCAAGCTAAAAAAGCAATAAGACAAAATGAATTAGGCAAAGAAGTGGCGAATACGTTAAAACTTAAAGATGTAATAAAGAAAAATAATAAGTCAGTGTATGAAGAAATAGCAAGAACAAATGATTCAAATGCTGCTGCAGATATGTTTTTTAATTCAATTAATAATTCACTTGTTGATAATTCTGATGGTCAAACAAAGTTGATTTATTATGATGACGGTGATATTGTAAATGTAAAAATTGATGATAAATTATATAAAAGTTTAGATACAAAAGATGTATTTAAAGACTTTGAAAATTCTAATATTTTAACAAAAGCAGTATCAAAGAGCTTACAAAAAGTTTCGAAAATACAAAGAGATTTGCTTACAACATATAACCTTGGATTTGCAATGGTAAATCCTATAAAAGATATTCAAGATGGTGCGTTCAATTCAAAATATCCTGGAAAATTTGCACAGAATTATGCAAAAGCAATAGGAGAAATGACTAAAGGGAAGAAAAGTGAATTGTATATGCTTTACTTAGCAAATGGCGGCAATAGTAATACATATTATGAATATGATACAAAAATGCCAACCAAAAATTATAAATTTGGTGATGGCATAAATAAAGCGAATGAAGTTGTAGAGACTTTACCACGTTTTGCAGAATTTATTTCTACAATAGAGAACGGAGGAAGCATAAATGAAGCAATGTACAATGCAGCAGAGATAACAACAAATTTTAAACGTGGAGGCAATTTTACAAAATTTTTAAATAGAAATGGTGCAAATTTTTTAAATGCAAGTGTACAGGGGTTATCTAAACAAATTAGAAATATAACAGGACAGAATGGTTGGAAAGGCTATGCACAACTAATTACTAAGTCTGTCCTTTTAGGGGTAGCACCTGCATTACTTAATGATGTTTTACTTGGAGACGATGATGAGTATGAGGAATTACCAGATTATATAAAAGATGAATACTATTTGTTTAAAAAATCAGATGGTAATTTTGTAAGAATACCAAAAGGTAGAGTTTTAAGTGTTATAGGAATGACAGCAAGAAGAACTGTAGAAGCAACTAAGGGCAACGAAGAGGCTTTTGATAATTGGTGGTCTGAAGTAGTGAGCCAAATGGCACCAAATAATCCTCTTGAAGATAATATTACTGCTCCTATTAAAGCTGTAAAGGATAATAAAACTTGGTATGGAACAAATATTGTATCAAGTCGTTTGCAAAAAGAATTACCTAAAAATCAGTATGATGAAACTACGGATGAATTTAGTAAGTGGTTGGGAGAAAAAATAAATGTAAGTCCTAAAAAGATAAACTACTTAATAGATCAATATAGTGGTGGTATAGGAGATATTGTATTGCCTAAGATAACGCCACAGGCTAAAGATAATATAATACAAGATAAATTTACAGCCAATAGTACTTTAAAGAATAAAAATCCAGGTAAGTTTTATGAGTTACTTGAAGAGACAACTCAACTTGCAAATGATGTTGAACCTGTTGAGAGTGATGTGTTGAAAGCAAAATATCTGAATAGTGTGAATTCAGATATGTCAAAATTATACAAAGAAAAAAGAACTATACAGATGTCTGATATGACTCAAGAAGCAAAGAAAGAAGCGGTGGAGGAGATACAGTCTAAGATTAATAGTTTAGCTGAACAAGCTATTAATGAAAGTAATAATGTAACTACAAATAGTAATTATGCAACAGTCCGGAGATAAAGAATATTATAAAGACAAAAATAATAATTGGACCGAAGTTACGGATGAAGAAAAAATTAAAAATAAAAATATAGAATTAAAAACTTATGCTGATTATAAAGAAAAAACATACAAGGAAAAGGAAAGACAAGTTAATACAGGCATTTTAAAAGAAAGTCAAAATTTAAAAACAAAAGATAAGCTTAAAATTTTACAAAATGCTAATTATTCTGCAGAAGAAAAAACAGAAATATATAAAAATTACATATTATCAAACGATTCTGCAAAGAAAAAATTAAATTTGCTAGAAAAGACAGGTATTACCGATGAAAAATACATAAATGAATATTTAAAATATTTACAACAGGATTTTGAATCTGATATAAAAGAAAATGGTACAACTAAGGGAAAAACTGTAAGTGGAAGTTCAAAGAAAAAAACTTATGAATATGTAAACAATATGAAAATTACTTATGAACAAAAATTAATGCTACTAGGAACGCAATACAAACTAAATGATACTGAAAGAACTAAATTGTACAAATATGTAAAAAGTTTAGACTATACAGAAGATGAGATGAAGAGTGTGTTTGAGAGCTTGAAAGGATTCACTGTTTATAAGAATGGAAAAGTTACTTGGTAGGAGGAATTATGGGAAAGGAAGATTTATCAAGACCGAGAAGTATTGAAGAGTTGCTAATTAGGTTTAAGCTGAATTTCGAAAGTAGTAACAAGGAAATGAAGGAAGAATTGCTGAACAAGGTTGAAAATGAACTTAACAATATTGTTAATTCTTTAATTATTAATTTAGCAGATGTTATAGATAGCCAGAACGAAATTTCGCTCTGGTTTTATTCTGGACTTCCTACATTAGAAAATGAACCATATACGAAGTGGACAACTGTTGAAGAACATTACGGCGATTTGTATTATGACCAAGACACTGGAAAAGTTTATAAGTTTATTGAAACAGGTTGGTCTGAGCAAAATGATATTAATTTAATACAGAGCATGGCATTAACTAATGCAAATTTAGATGTCGAAACGGACCATAAAAGAAGTGTTTTCTTTTCCAATCCATCTCCTCCATACAGCTCTGGAGACTGGTGGATAAAAAAAGATGGTACTTTATTTATATGCCAAATAGGAAAAAATACTGGAGAATTTGAAGAAAATGATTTTATAAATTCCTCAAAATCAACTATGACTATTGCTATTAAAGATGGTAACAAGTTAACAGTCTTACAAGGAACTGTTACAGAAATTACAGAAAAATATGTAAAATATACAGACCTCGCAACAGGAGGGAGCACAACTATTTCTGGAGACAATATAACAACAGGGAAAATAAAATCAAGTAATTATGTTCAAAATTCTATGGGTATGGAAATTGATTTAGATAATGGAACCATAAAAACAAAGAATTTTAAATTAGATCAATATGGTAATGCAAAATTATCAAATGGCGCTACAGTAATTTCGGAAAAAGGTCTGATGAATACATATACATACGATACGAGAGGGTATCAAATAGTTGGTTTTATAGGAAATGACACAATTTCTCCTACTGGTGTTGTTAAAGAGGAAGCAACAATTGATTTAATAATTCCAAAAAATTTCAATGTAACAAGTGCTATAGTAGAACTTTTTCATAGCCCAATTTATTGGGGACTAGACAACAAGTCAGTTTGGGGATATAGCAGGAATTTAAAACTATACAAAGCAAATAATTTATATAGTAGGCAAATAAATGCTGAATATATGGGAGGAATTTTTCTTAACAATAATACTACTTATGTGGAAATTCCCAATGCATTTGGAGCAAATGGTTATACACCATCTACTCCAAGCAATAATTCACATATAACGGAAAAAAAGGAATGCTCTGATATTAGTAGCTCATTTAAAGATTCAAATGGAAACACAATAAAAGGGTTACATCAGCTTAAGATATCTAGTGATTTTAATTTTACAGAAAGTTTTACGCAAGAGAATATTGCATCAAAAACAGGATGTGTTTTTGCAATTTTAAAAATTGATGGATACATGAAATATGAATTGGAGGAAGAAAATGATTAAAGTTAGTGAAGATGGGAGAACCATTTTTGTTAGTAGAGGAGATGCTGGTACAATTAAATTTTCAATACCACTATCCGAAACTAAAAATTATGAATTTCAAAATGGGGATAAAATTCAATTTAGGATTTTTGAAAAGAAAGGCTATGACAAAGAGCCTCTTTTAGACAAAGAAATTACTGTAAATAGTAATACAGAGGAAGTGGATATAATATTAACAGAAGAAGATACTACTTTTGGGCCTAAAATTAATAAAGCAACAACATATTGGTATGAAATAGCATTGAATGAAACTAAAACTACACTGGGCTTTGATGAAACTGGACCTGCCGAATTAATTCTTTTCCCTGCAAAGGCAGGTGATTAAGATGGGAATTAGCACAGATAAAAGGTTAAAAGGAAATATTAGTACACCTGAGATCAAAGGTGGACAAATTGTTCTTACTGGGCCACGAGGAGTTGGTATTGAGAAGATAGAAAAAACAACAAGTTCTGGAGTTGAAGATACTTATACAATTACTTACACAGATGGCCAAACAAGTAATTTTATAGTAAAAAACGGTTTACCTCTCGAATTTAATTGGGATGGTACAAAGCTAGGAATAAGAGTGCAAGGACAAACTGATTATAGCTACACTGACTTAAAAGGTAGTAAAGGAGACACAGGAGCTCAAGGTCCCAAGGGAGAACAAGGTGCCCCAGGAGCTCAAGGTCCCAAGGGAGAACAAGGTGCCCCAGGAAAAGATGCACCTAATATGTATAAGTATAAGGAAATACTAACTGCAGATGTAGCCAAAGGCGGAACTATAACATTGCCTTGCTACTACAAGGTCGGAACACATTGTCTTGATGTGTATTATATGGGAGAAAAACTGCTATTAAGCAGCGATGCTGCAGGAACAGATGGGCATTATAGAGAAGTTGGAGAAGCAAATGCGGTATCTAATCAAATAAAACTTACAACGGACTGGGGTGCAGAAGCGAATGAATATTTTGAGTTTATAGTAAGGCGGTGAGTATAGTGTTTAATGTATGGGGAAAGATTAAAGATTTAATAAATAGACCGTACATTTTGGAAAGCGGAAGCAATTCAAATGGTTACTTCATTAAATGGTCGAATGGAGATTTAATATGCAGAAGAAGTACTACAAATGATAGTTATAAAAACACTAATTCTTCAAGCACAACTGTTCAAAATTTAAAAGTTTATAAAAGTAATGTATTTACTTGGACTTACCCAATAAAATTTGCTTCAGTCCCAAATATATCTATTGCAGTAGCAACAGGTTTAAATGGTTCCAGATTTTGCTTAGGGAGAATGAATAGTGCTCCAACTGCAAGCACTGTTCAGGTTCAACTGCTTGCATTAGAAGATTTTATAGAAAATGGTGTAGGTTATACAAATTTAAACAGAGTTGACTTAATTGCTATAGGCAAATGGAAATAAAAGAGAGGATGATAAATATGATAAAAATGAAAAAACGAGCAAACCGTTGTGGCTGTACACACACACACACACACACACACACACTTATAATCTAAAAATAAAAAGAATGGGGGTGTTAAAATGATACCTTCATTCTGTAAAAACAAAGAAACTAGTAATTTTGTAAAAAGCACAAAGGGGATGCATGTAGATAATACCACTAAAAACATATTAAATACAAGAAACTATTTTTTGCCATTAAGTTTTGGAATAAGTTTTGAAATAGGTTCTGTAACGATACCGCAATATTCGAAACGGAATGCTAATGACTTACAATTCAAACGATGCTGCTTTAATAGCATTGGATCCTCATGGGAATTTATACACAGCATTTAGAAACGGCACAAACTGGCAGAATAGTAAAAAATGGGCAAGATAAGAAAGGATAAAAAGTATGGAAGATACAAATTTAGTAGAGCGACTAGTAAAAGTAGAGCAGAGC